GGTTCATACGAGAGTTGTGCGTGTCTGACTTCTGTAACGATAATAATTCTGGATGCCCCCAAATAGACATTGCAGCCATCTGCGCTGTTGTTTTACCAACGCCTGTACCACCAAACAAATGCACAGCCATGCTGTTTAGACCTGTCAAAGCCATCAGAGGTGAACCGAAACCAACGCCAACCACGTATTGGTGCAGTTCAAAACCTTCTCGGTTGTAGAAGTCTAGTAATTCTATGCTTCTTTCTTTGCTGCCCTTCGGCTCAAAGGCATCCATAAACCCTGCGGTCTTTGACGATGGTGGGTTGTATGTAACCTTGTCGCCTTCGACTAGCTTTTCTCCTAGAACAAAGGCTTCCATGTCTTCATCGACCCAACCAAACTGGCGATGTGCCTCTGATGCTGTTGAGCTATGTTGTAATTCGTCTACCCATTTTGTTGTATATGACATTAGCTTATCCAAATTTTTTCCCCACGCGGTCACGCCTTCACGTGCCATGCTCTTACGAAACTCTTCCCTAGAAGTTACATGTGTAAGAGGCACGGTAAACTGACGCACACCGTCACGAGGTAAGTGTAATCTAAAAACGAGCGTTTCACCAAGCTCTTCGTCATGCAGACGACGAGTAACATAAATGTCGTGATGGTAAATGCACTCTTCTTCTATATCCCCATCGGCATTGGTGCCACGTATAAATACGCCACCTGCAACCCCACGGAAGTACGGTTTGGGAAACACAGGTATATCGAACTCTTTGTTCTCTTTCTTGCCCTGCATAGGTGCAGACAACGTGACCTCACCTTCGGTCTCCCGAATACGTTTGCCCAATACAATCGGTGATTTGATCTCACCCCAAAGCGGACAGTCCCGACAGACACCTTCGTTTAACTCGTCAAAACGCGCACAGGTGTATGGGCCTTTGATCTCGTCCAACTTTTTACGCATTTCTGCTTCGTTGTAATCAGGGTGTTTGTTCGATATTTTGTCTGCTGCTTTGTCGCTATCGACGCAAAACTTTGCAATCGACAACCCTGCTCTCCACAGCGGCTCGCTCACTTCATGTTGTTTAGTGGCAATGTATTCGAGTTGCTTGCACCCTTTCCCTGCCATTGTTTTATTGATTATCGTTTTAAAAACGTTTTCAGAATTTTCTGCGTAGGCTTCGTAAAGCGCGTCAGTTCCTAGATCAACGTTGGTAACTGGCATCACTATGCCAAGCTTCTCGACAAACTCTGACAAAACGACAGGCGTAGGCATCTCAACGCCATACAACTCCACAGATAAAGGTGGATCGTCTTTATAATTGTGCGTGTTCGGCACACGTAAAATACGTGCAACATCTGCTGTCACCGCAGGGTCAGCGAGTAAACCGTTATCGGCACAGGCTTTCTTCAATCGCTCTGCTGCGTCTAACCACTGCTCCGCCGAAACTGCTTCGGTAAGCGTCCAGTATACATGTACTCCTCTCCCGCTGTTGACCATCATAGGCTTAGGCAAAGAGAGTTGTTTACAGAAACTACGCAACGCTTCAATTGCTGCGACTTGCGTAGGGTATTCTTTTGACGGCCCACAATCTAAATCAAGGAACAGAGATTTGAGTTCCTGTGCGTTGTCGGCTTTACGGCTAGTGGGTTCCTCGAATGTTGCGAGTGCAAAGTAAACGTCTAAGCCATCGTTATTGTATTTATTGGCTGCACGTTCGACTTCTTCAATGGTGCTGTAGAACTTTTGTATTCTTATGTTGTCCTTGCTACGCGCTGCAAAAACGCAGTAGTGACCGTTGTCGCTGAGTACCCCCTGTAAAAAGGTTGTTGTTTCCATTGCTGCTGCTCCAAGTTAAGTATCGTGGTGGGCAACGGAGGAGTCGTACCCACCACGACAAGTCTATTGTTAAGTTTAGTCGTCGTCCCAATCGTAAACAATAGATGCTAGGTCGGCCTCTTCGCTAGAGGGAGCAGCTACCTCTTACTTTTTGGCGACCTTCTTAGGTGCAGGAGCAGGCTCCCTGATGTCCACCTCATCTTCCTGCACTGCACCGTCTCGCTTCGCTTGTACCCCATCAGTCTGAGACACAGTCAAAGTTATTGCTTTGGTAGCATCATCGCTATCCTTGATTGCCACCGCTTGCTGTAGTTCTTCCTCGCTTAGAGGACGCACGGCTTTGAAGTATAGCTTGGGTGTGTCACTATTTTCATCAAAGTATGCTTGTGTAACTACAGCAATCGATGGCGTTTTGTGGGCTTTAAGATATTTAGCGTATGCTTGCATGCCCATCTTACCGTCTTTAGCTTCTCCAAATATTGAAGTTGCAGGCAGTTGTAGCTGATAGACGGTGTCCATATCTCCTTCTAACAAGACCGCCAGACGTTGGGAAAACCTACAGGCGCGGCTCTCACCTTGCCCCGAACCCTTGATATTCTGTGGACAGTCCATGCAGCGAGCGGCTTGCATCTGATCCTTTGGAACATCAGGAGATGGGGATTGCGTATCGGGCGACCAACAAGTTGGAGCGGATGGATTCTCTGGGTCGTATTGACCTGCATAATAAGTACGAGATAGCTTTGCAGCGTTGATAACAATAAGGTTTAGAAATCCGTCACTCTTTACGTTGACTTGTTCGCCACCCACTATCTCACGAAATCGACCACCACGTAGGCTAATTCGGCGTGAGCCGGAGCCACCACCAGAACCACCTGTCAAGTTGTCGTCAGTGTCTTGCAACTGTTTAAATAAGTCACTGCTTACTAGGGAGTTGCCCCCTTCAAATAATGACAATTCTGCCATGTTACTCTCCATTATATGTTTGTGGGGCTTCATCTTGCCCCTTTTTGGTTGCGACTGTCAATGCCGCTTCTACATCGTTCAGTCTAAACCTGTAGACTTCACCGATTTTAATGTAAGTGTTGTCTGGCACGTAGCCATTGTTGACCCACTTACGGATGGTTGAGACAGATACTTGGAAGTAATCTGCAACTTTATTGATATTTACATAAGGTGTTTCTTCAGTCATTTTTTCCTCACTGACACCACGTACTCCGAATCCACATTAAGCCCTGCGGGAATTAAGTCTGGGTTCTCTTCTATGAATTGACGCACGTTGGTTTGGTTGAGGCGCTTCTCGAAAAACTCAGGTAGGTTATGATGCATGATAAAACTATGCATGGATTCCCAATCGTTCGTCCAGTAACGCTGTTTGATAGTGCGGTAGAATAATCCCGCAGGGGTACGCACACTATCTACGCCTTGCTCTTTACAATAGTCTAGCAAAGCGCGTTTGATTTTATCCTGCTTCTCAGCAAGCTTGCCATCTTCTTCCTTGAATGTGGCAGACAACTCCGAACGCTTGTCACGTATTTTGATGTAAGCTTTTGTAAGCTTTTCGACGGGTATCGTCATTATTGTTCTCCAGTTATATCTTTATATATCTGACATATAGTAACTTATACTACTTAGTCAAGTATTTCTTTGTACAGATTTATCATTTCTGTATGTATGTTGATACGATCATCCAACATACGGTAAATACGTTTTTCTGCGGCAGAGCCTGCCAACTGGATAACAGTGCATTTATGTGTCTGTCCCGAACGATGAACACGTGCGTTAGCTTGCGCGTATGTTTCGAGTGACGGTGTCGGCCCCCACCATACAACTGTGTTTGCAGCGGTCAGTGTAACACCATGCGCTGCGGCTTGCGGCTGTATCACTAGGACTTTCGGATCAGGATCGTTCTGGAAGCGGGCAAAGATGTCTGTACGTTTAGACGCAGGAACATCTCCTCGTATGACCTCCGACGTTACCCCGTCGCTGGTAAGCTTATCGACCAACAAATCAATTGTATGTTTGAACGGCACGAACACCAGAACTTTCTTGCTGCTCTCGTCTATGACTTCCTTGAGAACTTGATAGCGGTTCTTGATGTCGAACTGCACCGTGTCGCCATCGTCGGTGTAGATAGCACCTGCGCTGATCTGTAGAAGTTTGTTCATGGCTATGGCTGCGTTGGCTGCGGTTACATCCTCACCTGCCACTTCCATGACAAGACGTTTGCGTAAAGTCTCGTAGTATTTCTTCTGCTGCCCAGTCATTTCGACAAAGCGTTTGGTGTAAATCATGTCAGGCAGATCAAGACATTCGTCTTTGGTAAATCTAATCGCAGGCTGCAATGCACGGAACACAGTATCTTTGGCTGTCTCTTTTGGTTTCCATTTGAACTGCGTCACCTTCCACATGACCATGTCACGCCATGATCCAAAGAACCTCGGCACTGCCATTGGGTTGACTAGCTTGGCTAGACCATAAGCATCCACTGGACTTTGTGCGGCAGGTGTCCCTGTCATCATCCAAAGCCAATCGTTTTCACCGATTATCTTGTTCAGTGTTTTCCACCGTTTGGTCTGCGCGTTCTTGTAGTGCGTTGCTTCGTCTACAATAAACAAATCAAAACCGCCGTTGACTATCTCGTCTTTGACAATCTCGACACCATCGTAGTTTATAATTACAAATTCAGAACCACTGTTAATGATCTTTTTACGCTTCTC